CTGGCGGCCTGCTTTGTTGAGTCGGCGCTGCAACTGGACCTATCGGCCAAACCTTTGACCCTAAAACAGTATAACCTATCAAGATTTCTCACATCACTGCATCTGAATGTACCCGACATTGAAGGCTTTGACCTTGATCATGCGGCCGTGGTCGAAATCCATATCAAGCCCGACAACGTAAAACATAGGGTATCGCTCAAGGTGACCATGGATGATGACATTGATGCCATGGCCGAGCGGTACTTCGGCCAAAACAGCGTTATCAAAATGGCAACCGGCATCTGCAAGGTCGGCATTGCCGTCCGCTATCTGCCCCGAGGGAAGAACAAACACAAAACCTTCAGCATCACACTCACGGAGCCCAATCGATGCAACCTGCGCAGCAATCGTCATGCGGAGCAACGCGACCTGGGCAACGCACTCCTTTCGGCCTGGGGCATTCTCCAACCAGTCCGCACCCTGGCCCGAGAAGAGCAGATGCGCCTAATGCCGACGCTTCTTGCGCTCTACGATGACGCGAGCCAGGAGGTGCAAGGGCAATTCTTTGAGTCCCGGGGTATGGACCTGAACATGCTGCGGGAAGGCGGCTACATCATACGCAAGAAACTCTGCCAAACGCTCATTATCCAAGATGACGAAGGCGAACGCGAAGTCGAATGCTTCCGATCCGACACCCCGGGCATGGTCAGCTATTCCCATCCAGTAGACGGTCACACGGTCGATTGCCCTGCCAGCTATGCCGAACTGTACACCATTGACCACCAATGGGTCCAAGAGACCATCATCAAGACTCTGTCCCCCGGCATATCGCATCGCTCTGCCCTCAAACCAGCTGTCGAGCTTCTTCTTTACCTAGGAAAAGTGAACCTCGGCGCAGAAGCCGTCCCCTGTTATCTCGCCAGAAACCTCAAAGATCACAAGACACTTGCTGCCCTTGATGCATACCTGCGCAGCAATCGTGATGCGGGAGTCGGGATTATCTTAAGCATTGGCAACCAGCATCCTTTATGCCTGGGCCCCAATGTTGTCGTCGCACTCCAGGACTATCTGACCGGCAACGACAGCGACGTCAGACTGAACTTTGGACTCCTGACCCAAGACTTCGCCAAGCAAAGACAACTCGCACGCGGCGGCTCGGTCGTGGAATTGGTCGAATCCGATGACGGTGAAACCGCGACCCTGTTCATTCCCGGCAAGGACTCGCTGTTTCTCTGTGGAGACAAACAGATCTCCATCTTCAAAAGGCTGGTTGAGGCCCACCAAAAGGGGACGCCTGCCGTCAAAACAAGCGTCTTGATGATGGATTCCGAGGCTTCCAGCCCGGCCCAGGCGTTCCGCAAGGAAAAATGGGCATTTATCAACGGTGAGTATATGGCCTTGGCCGACGGGAAGAAAGGATACTGGATGCTGCTGGCCTGATCTCAATTATTTTCCATCTTTTTCAAGCCGCCTCGTGCGGCTTTTTTTATTTCATTTCAAAATCTTACGAAGGCAAAGACCTGCCCGTCTAATATCCGTCTAACATTGGGCCATAGATCGTCTAACATCGCGTTCGCCATTGGTTTCTCCAGGAAAGTTCAACCTTAACCCTGGAGTCTCTCATGACAACACAGATTGGCCACCCGGCCACCTCGCAAGGCTCGGCACCCGCCGACACCATCACCAACCTCCCAACCACCCTCTCCAATCTCTCAGCCCAGGCCATCCGTGACATGGATCTGGAAACTGTGGACGCGCTCCTGCGTTTCGAGGCTCGCGCCAAGTCGGAACTGGCGACCCTCTCAGCCATGATCCAGGCCGGGCTGACAATGCGGTTTGAGGATGCGGCCAAGGGCCAGCTCATGGCCCAGGGCAAGGACACCGGCACTTCGCACATCTTTGAGAACGGTTTCGACGTCGCTGTCGAGATCGGCAAGACCGTGAAATGGGATCAAGGCAAGCTGGCCGAGATCACCTGGCGCATCGCCGATAATGGCGGCGACCCGGAAGAGTACGTGGACATCAAGTATTCGGTCTCGGAGGCAAAGTTCAAGGCATGGCCGGAAAACCTGCGCCGTCCCTTTGAAGCCGCCCGCACCGTCAAACCCGGCAAGCCCAAGATCAGCCTGCGCCAGGCCTCGGAGGATCGGTAATGTCGTATCCTCTGCACCCAGCCGTTGAAATCTTCCCAGGCATGGATCAGGCGTCCTTTTCAAACCTCGTGGAGGACATCCGAACAAACGGTCAGCATGAGCCTATCCTGCTGTGGCGAGGGCAGGTCATTGACGGACGACATCGGCTCAGAGCCTGCGAGGAGCTTGGGATCGCGCCCAAAGTCCGCGAGGTGGATTCTGCACTGGATGATCCCATCGGGCTTGTCCTGTCGCTCAACCTGCACCGGCGACACTTAAGCGAAAGCCAGCGTGCCATGGTCGCAGCTCGGATCACGACGCTTCGCCAAGGCCGACGATCTGACCTGCAACCTTCGGCAAATTTGCCGGAAGTTACCCAAGGCCTGGCCGCGTCCAACCTGAACGTTTCCGAACGACTTATTCGGCACGCCCGCAATGTACAGACAGACGGAGTTCCGGAGCTGGTCCAGGCTGTGGATCAGGGACAGCTCGCCGTTTCAACAGCCGCGACGCTGACCAAACTCCCAGAAGATACCCAACGCGAAGTCCTGGCCCGCTCGCCTGAAGAGCTTCGGGCCATCGCCAAGGACGTGCAACATCGCATCAAGGATTCCGGCGTGGCTGGCCCATCTGCCGTCAAGGTCTTTGACCAAGTGGCCAAGGAACAAAACCTGTCCGGTTCGGAGCAGGTCGCGGTGGTGGAAGTGATCAAGCAGGAATCCGAGTCCCTTCCCTCTCCATCTGAGGCCAAGCGCCTGGCCCAACAGGGCGAACCTGGGCTGATCGTCCTGGGTTCGGACGGACGCTACCATGCGGCCCAAACTGACCCAGAAGAAGACGCCCGCATGCAGAGCTGGATGCTGCTGCGCTCAGGCCTTGAGGTGCTGGGCACCCTGCCGTTTGAGGCCAGTCAGGCCATCTCCTGCATTCCCGACTACCAACACGAAAACGTCAATGCCTGGCTGGACCGGGCTCAAACCTTTGTCTCCCAGCTGGGCGACTTGTGGAGGAATCACCATGCCTAAAAAAACCATCACTGCCCCTCTGCGCGGGTTTGTGCGCAGCGAAATCGTCAAGGCATTTGAAGAGAACGGCTTTGCCAGGCCTCGGGAAATCGCACGGATGGTCGTGACGGCCCACCCGGAGGATGTGGAGCTGGCCGGAAAGAGGCTGGCTGAAGACGCCATCACGGACATGGCCCGTACCGAACTCAAGAATTCGACCCGCCAGCATGGCGTGGACACGCAGCTGCGCCTGCCCATCGTACCGACAAGCCTGGTCGAGCAACTGCCTGCGGCTATCAGCATCCCATCAGATGACGACTCGGCAGAGGACAAGGTCGTCTACAAGCCGCTGTCCAAGGCCACATTGGGCGAGGTGGAGGCGCATCTGCGACTTCTCGCCACGCAGATCCTTGCTGATCGCAAACGTCATCAGGCTCTCAAAGAGCTGCGCGACCTGGCCGTGGCGGCCGGAGCAAGGACTCAGAGCGTGGTCATGGAGGTGCTTGGCCGCTTAGAAACTCCGCCATTTGGCGGGAAAAAGCATTCACGGCCCCAACTTCCGGCAACTCTGCCACAAGTTCCAACCCGCCCGTTCACTCCGGAGGTGCGCTCATGACTCTGCCTATCATCACTGCCGACCAACGACTGGCCGAGAAGCGCTGCGCCAAGATTGCCTTGGTGGGCGTTCCTGGCGCTGGGAAAACTACACAGATCCGCACGTTAAACGCCAAATCCACGCTCCTGGTCGACACCGAAGCGGGCGACCTGTCCATTCTGGACTGGCCAGGAGACACTCTGCGTCCTCGGACCTGGCCGGAGTTCAAAGACTTGGTCGTCTTCCTGGCCGGGCCCATGCCAAGTGCCTTGCCGGACCAGCCATTCTCCCAGGCTCATTACCAACATGTCTGCGAGCGCTATGGCGACCCGGCCCAGCTGAAAAAATACGACACCTACTTCGTCGACTCGCTGACCGTGCTGTCACGCATGTGTCTGGCCTGGTGCAAGACCCAGCCTGCCGCATTCTCCGAGAAAACCGGCAAGCCCGATCAGCGAGGAGCCTATGGCTTGCTTGGCACCGAAATGATCGCAGCCCTCACCCACCTGCAGCATGTGCGCGACAAACACGTCATTTACGTCTGCATCCTCGAGGAAAAGCTCGATGATTTCAACCGCCGCTCCTTTCACCTCCAGCTCGAAGGCGCCAAGACCGGAGCAGAACTGCCAGGCGTCCTCGATGAAGTCGTGACCTTGGCCATCCTGAAAACTGACGACGGCACACCGTATCGCGCCTTTGTGACCGGCGCGGACAACCCGTGGGGATATCCCAGCAAGGACCGCAGCGGCCGTCTGGAAGCGATCGAAGAACCGCACCTGGGCAAGCTCATCGCCAAGTGCCTGACCCGAACCACAGCCCCCAAGGAGTAAGCCATGTCATACTTTGATTTCAACGATGCCGAGCAGCAGCACGAATACGACATCATCCCCAAGGGCACACTGGCCAAGGTGCGCATGCTCATAAGACCAGGCGGTTACGATGATCCAAGCCAAGGCTGGACCGGTGGCTGGGCCAAGTATTCACCCAACACCGGAGCCGTCTATCTTTCGTGCGAAGCCGTGGTCATTGAAGGCGAATTCGCGCGCCGCAAGGTCTGGTTCAACATCGGCCTCTACAGCGCCAAAGGCCCGGACTGGGGAAACATGGGTCGCTCGCTTGTGCGGGCCATGCTCAACTCCGCCAAAGGGATCCTGCCAGGGGACAACAGCCCGCGAGCCATGGAGGTACGGCGCATCAAGGGCTTTGAGGACTTGAACGGCATCGTCTTCGTGGCCCGCATCGACGTGGAGGAGGACGCCAAGGGCGGACACAAGAACACCATCAAAAACGCCATCGAACCCGGGCACAAGGACTACGCGGCTATCATGGGCACGGTGACCATGCCGAGCCCGGCTGCGCAGCCAAGTTCAAACGGCAAGCCGCCCTGGGCCACCGGCAATATACCTGTCGACGCGATGTTCTAGGAGGTGAGAAATGCTTGATTTCAATCACACCCTCACCTTCTCCGAGCAACTGCAGGGCATGGTCGATACCGGGATGGTTGCGCACCGGGCCACGCAGGAACGCCGAGAATACCTGGGAGCATCCAGGCTTGGCGTGGCCTGCGAGCGCGCCCTGCAATACGAGTTCGATCATATCCCAAGAGACCAGGGCAAGGAACCCGATGGGCGACTGCTGCGCATCTTTGAACGTGGGCACATCCTTGAGGATGCCTTGGCGGGCTGGCTGCGCCTTGGAGGTTTCGATCTGCGCACACATGATGCAAACGGTCATCAGTTTGGCTTCAGCGTCGCCAAAGGGCTCCTGCAAGGGCATATCGACGGAGTTTTCCTGGGTGGGCCAGAGGACATCGCCTACCCGGCCCTCTGGGAGTCAAAATGCGTGAATACAAAGAGCTTCAAAGAGATCCAGCGCCTAGGGATCGCCGCTTCCAGGCCGGTCTACGCTGCACAGGTCGCTGTATATCAAGCCTACCTGGAACTGCACCAAAACCCGGCCATCTTCACGGTCATAAACGCCGACAGCATGGAGATCCACGCCGAGCTTGTACCCTTTGACGTGACCCTGGCCCAGCGCATGAGCGACCGGGCGGCAAAAATCCTGGCCGCCAGCCGAGCCGTTGAACTCCTGCCGCGAGGCTGCGCCGAAAGCTCCCACTTCGAATGCAGAATGTGCGCTTGGCAGCATCGGTGCTGGGAGGTCGACCAATGGCCGGGATAAGAGCCACGTCCACCATGACAGCGGTGGAGCGCATGTTGTCCCGGCACACCCTCACTCACTCGCCTGAATCCCGTCTGGTGGTGGCCCTGCTTGCCAGGGCCATCCTGGACCAGGGTGTGTCCAGCCAGCGCCGGAGCGCCGAGGTATTCCTGGATGGCAAGGCATGTGCGCACTGGTGTTCTTTAGCCGGGCTGGACCCCGCGTTCGTGCGCGAAATGGCCAGATGCTGGAAGCAATCAAGAACCAAAAAAGGAGATCAACATGCTTGATTTCAACGATATACCCAAAGAACAACCGCAAGGCGCTCTGCGTAACGAGGTAAAGCAGGCACTGCTTTCACGGCTCGACTCAGTGCTGGAACGCATCCTGCCAGGTGGGCGCGTCCATGGTCAGCGCTTTGTGGTCGGCAACATCCAGGGCGAACCAGGCGAGAGTCTCTCGGTCACGCTGGATGGCGAGAGCGCAGGGCTGTGGCTTGATTTTGCCACAGGCGAGGGTGGCGACATCTTCGATCTTGTAGCGGCGACCCATAGCCTCGATGCAAAAAACGACTTCACCCAGGTGCTCGAGAGCGCTCAAAACCTCCTCGGCCAGGCTCCTAAAAAAGTTAGAAGACAAAATCTCGACGATTTGGGACCCGTCACAGCCAAGTACGACTACTTTGACGCCCAGGGAAAACTCATCGCCTGCGTGTACCGCTACGACCCGCCAGGCCGTAAAAAAGAGTTTCGTCCGTATGACGTGCCCACAGGCAAACACAAGGCTCCCGAGCCGAGGCCCCTCTTCAACCAGCCAGGCATGCTCCAAGCCGAAACGATCATCCTGGTCGAAGGCGAGAAGTGCGCCCTGGCGCTCATCGAAGCCGGATACCCTGCCACCACCGCCATGCACGGAGCCAAGGCTCCGGTGAACAAGACCGACTGGTCACCTCTGGCCGGAAAAGACGTGCTGATCTGGCCGGACCGGGACAGGCCCGGCTTTGGTTATGCCGAGGCCGCCTCACAGGCCGTGCTGGGCGCTGGAGCAAGCTCTTGCAATATCCTCCTGCCGCCAGATGAACGCCCTGATGGCTGGGACGCAGCCGACGCCATCGATGAAGGATTCGACGTCCAGGCTTTTGTTGCTTCCGGGCCGCGCATGACTGTTCATCCTGTCTCTGACGGCGACCACGCCCCTGATGACCCAGACAACAGCGACAACACGGTCTGGGGCACAGAAGACGCGCTGGCCGTGAACTTTACCCGGCGCTACCACAGCGATTGGCGCTACGTAGCCAACTGGGGCAAATGGCTCATGTGGGATGGCCAGCGCTGGAGGACCGAGGAAACTCTCGCGGCCACGGACCTGATTCGCCACGTATGCCGTCACGCAGCTGTCCAGGCAGAGAGTCCCAAGGTCGCGACTAAACTTGCGGCCAGCAGCACTGTTGGCGGTGTCGAACGTCTCGCTCGCACCGATCGCAGACATGCAGCCACGGCGGACGAATGGGATTCGGATAGCTGGATTATCAATACGCCTGGCGGGGTCGTCGATCTCAGCACTGGGGACATGCGCCCTCACGACAGGTCTGATCGTATGACCAAAATTGCCGCCGCCACAGTGGACAAGCAAGCAACCTGCCCGGCCTGGATGCAGTTCCTGCGTCAGGTCACCGGCAACGACGACGCCATCATCGCCTATCTGCAGCGTATGTTTGGCTACTGCATGACAGGCGCAACCAGCGAGCATGCGCTCTTCTTCCTGTACGGCACTGGCGCCAATGGGAAATCCGTCTTCGTCAACACCCTCTTCACCCTCATGGGTGACTACGCAGCCAACGCGCCCATGGACACCTTCATGGAATCTCGCGGCGACCGACACCCCACGGATCTGGCAGGCCTGCGCGGTGCTCGATTCGTCGGTGCCACCGAGACTGAACAAGGGCGGCGCTGGAACGAGTCCAAGATCAAAGAGATCACTGGCGGCGACCGGGTGTCCGCCCGCTTCATGCGTCAAGATTTCTTCACCTTTGTCCCGCAGTTCAAGCTCGTCATCGCAGGCAATCACAAGCCAGCCATCCGCAACATCGATGAGGCCATGAAACGACGGCTGCACCTGATCCCTTTCACGATCACCGTGCCGCCAGAGAAACGCGACAGACAGCTTCCAAACAAACTCCTGGCCGAAGCCAATGGCATCTTCACCTGGGGCGTTCAAGGCTGCCTGGAATGGCAAAGCCAAGGACTCAACCCGCCGCAGTCAATCATCGACGCCACGGATGAATACTTCGAGGCGGAAGATGCTCTTGGGCAGTGGATGACCGAACGCTGCTACATCTCGTCTGCAGCACGCTCGGCCACTTCTGAGCTCTTTGCGGACTGGAAAGATTGGGCCGAAAAGCGCGGCGAGTTTGTCGGATCTGTGAAACGATTCTCGGAAACCTTACTCTCTAGGCGCTTTGATCGCTGGCGCAATTCCAAAGGAGCCATGGGCTTCCAAGGCATAAGCCTGCAGCCCAAAGAGTATCCGGACGACTCCAGATACCCAGATTAGAATTCCTAATCAATTCAAGGTTTATGAAAAAGTCTGAAGGATTTGAAGGGTGCTATGATTTACACCCACACACGCGCGCGTACACACGTATAAGGGGTTAACCGTCAGACCCTTCAAATCCTTCAGACATCATCACAAGGCACTAAAAATAAAGGAAAAGTGAAATATGCATACTTCCATCCTCTCACTTGACCTCGGCTCACGCACCGGCTGGGCGCTCAAGGATACATGCGGCATGGTCACCAGCGGTACCGAGCACTTCAAGACCGGACGATTTGAAGGCGGAGGCATCCGCTACCTGCGCTTCACGCACTGGCTGACCGAAATCAAACACCTGGCTGGGTCGCTGGACCTGATCAGCTACGAGGAGGTGCGCAGGCATGTGAGCACCGACTCAAGCCACGTCTACGGCGGCTTCATGGCCACGCTGACCGCGTGGTGCGAACTCCACCAAGTTCCCTACCTGGGTGTGCCGGTCGGCACGATCAAGAAGCACGTCACTGGCAAGGGCAACGCGGGCAAGGCCGAGGTCATCGTGGCCATGAGGGTCAGGGGCTTTTCTCCCAAAGACGATAACGAGGCCGACGCCTTGGCGCTTTTGACCTGGACCATGGACCAGAGAGGCGCACTATGAAGACCAAGCTCTGGCCAAACTTTAAGGCTCCGCAGCCACGAACCCGGCAAACTGCCGACACCACAGAGCTTCGCGCCTTGCGAGCCACCCTCTGGCACAAACTTGGTATCGTGACCGTGGACCCGCAAGACGTAAATACCGAGGAGCAAGCCCTGCTCACCCGCATCGCCGCTCGCCTTTATGGTGCCAGGACCGTCACAAGCATGCAGTGCATTCCCTGGCGGGTCGGCAACGTCATCGACCGAGGCGACGGTGAAACCTGGACGGTCGTGGCCACGGTCGACGACAGGGTGACCATTCGCCGCAAGCGAGACGGAGCACTTGGGACAACCTGGCAGATCACGGAGGAACGATGAGAGCACGTAAGAAACCGCGAATTGGCGATTGCGTGGTACGCCCTGACGGCAGCACTGCCCGGTTTGTGCGCGAGCGTGACGACGAAAACAAAACCGCTGACCACTACCGCGTCATGGACACTCTGACGCTTCTGCTCAAGAACAACGCCATCAACCAGGACATGCACGATGCCGGGCGGATCTTCGAGGCGGATTTTCACCGAGCCTTCGCATCAGGCTACGGCTCTGGATGGCCGTCGGAAATTAGTGGCCTGAGCAGCTCCGGACAGGGAGAATCAATCGTTGTCACGAATGCCACTTCAGCTCAGGCGGTGTGGAACGCTATCGAGGCAGTCGGCGGACACGAAAGCCCAAGCGCCGCCGCCCTCTGGTATGTGGTGGGCCTTGGCGCCTCGCTGCGTGAATGGTCCACCAGAGCCGGCTGGAGAGGACGATCTATGACCACGGACGAAGCCAAAGGTGTTCTGGTCAGTGCGCTGTGGGGTCTGACTCGAGTTTATGGCCTCGTGCCCAGAACCGGAAGGATCCGGGCCATGCGCAATGAGTCTTCAAAAAATCGACCGGGATGAAAATTCGTGGGTTGACATAGCTGTCAGACAGAAAGTAGGTTTTTTCTCGAAAGTCAGAAATTGTGCCCGTCGATGAATTTGCGCATCGGCGGGTTTTTTCATGCCTTGCCTGCCTTCGCCGCCTACGCTAGGAGTTACCTATGGCCAGCACCCGTGAAAACACACCGCACGACGAATCGTACAAGCTCCTGTTCAGCCACCAGGAGATGGTCGAGAGTCTTATCCGGGACTTCGTACCTGAAGAGTGGGTGAGCCATCTCGACTTCTCGACTCTTGAAAAGCAAAACGGCTCCTACGTCACCGATGATTTGCGTGAACGCCATGACGACGTCATCTGGCGGGTCAAGTTTCGCGGCCAGTGGTTCTACGTGTACCTGCTCATCGAATTTCAAAGCGAGATTGACCCGTGGATGGCTGTGCGTATCATGGTCTACGTGGGCCTCTTGTACCAGGACTTGATTAAGTCAGGCGCCGTCAAAACCGGAGAACTTTTGCCACCGGTCTTCCCACTGGTGCTCTACCGGGGAGCCTCTGCCTGGAACGCCAGAGAGGAAGTCTCCGAACTGATCGTTCCGACCTCGCGCTTCCTGGCCAAGTACCACCCGAGCCTGCGCTACTTTCTCGTGGACGCTCGGCATACGCCGGAAGAAAGCCTACAGAACGAGAGCGCGGCGAGTCTCTTTGTGCGCATGGAGCGCAGAGATGACCTCCAGGACTTGTCTTTGGACCTTGCTCGCTTTATGCAAATATTTAGTGGACCCAAATATCTGAGCCTGCGTCGGGCTCTGACAGTCTGGGCCAAACGGGTGCTCAGACAACGTCTGGGCGAAAGCGTACAGATACCCGACGTAACCGAACTCGAAGAGGTGATAGCCATGCTTGCAGATAAACTCCCGCTGTTCAGCGAAAAATGGATCTCGGAAGGTGAGGCCATAGGCCGGAAGGAAGGCGAGGCCAGAGGTGAGGCCAGAGGCGAGGCCAAGGGCCGCGCAGCCATCCTGCACCGCCAGCTTGTCAAACGCTTCGGCAAAAACATCATCGATCTGCGCCTGCAGGAACGACTCATGAACTCCTCGCCGGAGCAGCTCGACGTCTGGGCAGAGCGTATCCTCGACGCCAAGACCATCGACGAAGTTTTTTCAGACAAGGCATAATCACCCGACTTACTTGAACTCGCCAAGGTGATAGCAATGCCTGCAGAACGACTTCCGCTTTTCAGCGGAAAATGGATTTCAGAAGACGAGGCCAGAGGAGAAGCCAGAGGTGAGGCCAAAGGTCGAAAGGAAGGCGAAATCAAAGGTCGGGTGGCCATGTTACACCGCCTGCTCGTCAAACGTTTTGGCGAGAACACCATCGACCTGTGCCTGCAGGACCGGCTCATGAGCTCCTCGCCAGAACAGTTGGACACCTGGGCAGAGCGCATCCTCGACGCAAAAACCATCGACGACGTTTTCTCAGACAACGCATAAATCTCCTCGAATCCTCCCTTTGGCGTCAGCGCCTACCCTAGCCCGCCCGGACCTCCTGGTGGGCTTTTTTATTTCAAACCTGCGAGGCCCACCATGAAAATCCGCATTACCAGACCCTTGTTCCAAGGTGCACAGATGCTTGCGCCAGGCGTGATCATCGATGTCCCGGCCAGCGTTGGCGAAGTGTACTTGCGCCAGAAGGCCGCAATCGTTCTCGAAGAGGACAAACAGGTCGTCCAAGAGCAAGCCCAGCCTGAGAGCATCAAGCCCGGACGCGGCAGGAAGAAACATGCTCAAGCTGACAGTTGACGCCAAGGCCGCACGACTGGCGGTCATCCGGGACATGAGCCAGTTGCGCAAGGCAGTGGGCAAAGCGCTGACCGGTCTGGCTTACGACGTGCGCGACGGTGTCAGGGCCTCGCTCCCGAACAGATTCACCATCCGCAGGCCATGGGTCGCCAAGGGCATCGGCGTGGCTCCTGCCAGCGCATCAACGCTCACGGCCACTGTATTCTCCCGAGACCGTTTCATGGAGCAGCAGGAGACAGGCGGGACCAAATCCGGCCGCTTGTCCATTCCGGTCGGCAGGATGGCCGCTATCGCTCGCACCAAGGTGCTGCCCAAGTCGCTCTGGCCTCGGGCACTGCGGAGTCGCAGGAATGTGTTTGTGCGCAACGGGAAAGTCTTTGAGCGCAGAGGCAAGCAGGTCGGAGTGCTCTACTTGCTTCGCAGGAGACAGAGAGTCCAGGCACGTTTCGGGATGGCCATGCAAGCAGACAGAATCGTAACAGTCAGACAAAGAAAGTTTTTACACCGCATATGCAATGCAATTTGAGAAATACAGACTGTATAAGCGAGATATAGAGTTGAAGAGTTGATGCAAAACAGATGTGAAAGTCAAATCAGTAGAGGCAAAATACAGCTTGGTTCCTGTGCACGGATTAGCAAATACGCGGCCGCGCGCAGCCCGAGAGCTTTCTAGCGTCAGCGAAAAATAAAAGTTTCCAGTTTCCGGTTTCCAAGGAGGCCAAAAATGGGCGTCTCCCTTCGCGAATATGCCCGCATGCGCGGCGTGTCCCATACCGCCGTCGTCAAGGCTGTCAGCGCCGGACGCATCACCACCGAACCCGATGGCAGCATTGATCCCAAAACAGCCGATGACCTGTGGAACAAAAATACGCGGCCACGCGGGGACAGTGGTGAACCCGCGACTGATGCCAGCAGGGCTACCGGCACTGGCGGCGCTCCGGACTACAAGGTCAGCCGAGCCATCCGCGAAGCCTACACCGCCCGCCTCGCCAAGCTCGATTTCGAAGAGAAGTCCGGCAAGCTGGTCAGCGTCGACGAGGTCAAGATTGCCACGTTCACCATGGCCCGGCAAGCCCGGGATCGACTGCTCCAGATTCCACGGAAACTCGCGCCGGTCATCGTGGCCGAGGTTTCCACCAGTCCCGAACCTCGCGCTGTAGAGGAGATCCTCAGCGAGGCCATCCGGGAAGCGCTGGAGGGTCTGCCGGGATGATCTTCTGACCCTGAAAGAACCCTCAACCTAACTTCCGGCAAATTTGCCGATTTCCACTTTGACGGCATTTCCTAGCATCTCGCGCCTGCACAGCTTTGCTGCCTTCAAAACCAACATCAATGCTAACAGCAATGTTTAGCAGCTTCGTTGACATGGAAGAAAAGACACCGACGCCCATGACTGGGCTTATACTTCGAATCAACTCTAAGCCGAAAAAGACTAATAGGCTTGCCGCCGGGGAGCCTGACTGAACAACTCCACGCCCACACCATAAAAACCGCCGCTACTCCCGTTCTGGGCCTTGCACCATCGCACGGTGCCCAAGCAGGGATTTTTTCCAAACATTTTCGTCTCATCAGCATCGGGAGTGAAATAAATTTTAATAGCATCCCCTGGTGATAGAGAATAATCCATCTCGAGCATACATCCATTATCGCTATAATTAATGGAGCGTGAATATATTTTTTCACACGCAGAGAAACACTTTTCAACAACACACATGGTCAGTGAAGCTTTGCGCAATGATTTTCTTTTATTTTGCACTGCATAATACCCATTTTTTTCTAATTGAAGCATCTTCACTCCTGATAATTAAAAAATAAATTAAAAATTTGATATTTTTAAAATCAACTTTTGCGAAGCCAGAAAACGCCACCACTATAAAGCATTAGCACCCCACCGAGTGCTAGGCTGCCAGGACTACCAACTAAACATCCTGCGACCCCTACCGTTCCGACAAAAAGAGGAAATGAATTATAAAGGTGATCGGGCAACCATACTCTCATTTAAACCTCGCTTTCATTCTGAATAGATCATTGTGATTTTCTTAAAAAACAATCCACGCACAAGTTAAAAAAAGTGATGTGCGAGAAGATCAGCATCGCAAAAATCCAACTTTTCAGGAAAATCTAGCTAAATAAAAGGATTACTCAAATTCCATGCCAGCCAACCTCCCCCCCACCAAGTTGTCATCAAGAATATCCGCCTGCTCAAAGCTCTTGGTGATATCTCAGTTCTTAGCATGGAGAATTTTCAACTAAACACTGTCCGGAAAAACAAGATTCTCGACATCGAATTAGGAGCGAATTGTGTCCCACCGCGTGAACATGTCGAGCGCCATTGCTGGAGCCGTTCTGTGGCTCGGACACATCTCTCTTGGCTGCAGAACAATCTGGCCGCCGGGTGAGGGCCGTGGAGCTGGAACCTGCCTATGTCGATGTCGCCGTCAAACGCTGGCTGCTCAAATTCCCGCACACTATGCCTATGCTCAAAGCCACCGGCCAGACCTGGCCTGAAGTGGTCAAAGAACGAGAACACGATGAAAAAATGGCTCGCTGATAAAATCGAACTCTGGTCCATGGACAAGGTTATCCCATATGCAAGAAATGCCCGCACTCATTCAGATGAGCAGGTGGCGCAGATCGCGGCCAGCATTGCGGAGTTTGGCTTCGTCAATCCCTGCCTGGTCGGAAACGACGGCGTGCTCGTGGCAGGCCATGGCCGGGTCATGGCGGCCAGCAGGCTTAACATGACACATGTGCCGGTCGTGGTCCTTGGGCATTTGACGGCCACGCAGCGCAGGGCTCTTGTCCTGGCAGACAACCGCATCGCGCAGAACTCAGGATGGGACGAGGAACTGCTGCGCCTGGAACTGGCCGAGCTTAAAGAATCCGCCTTTGATCTCGACCTGCTCGGCTTCTCGGACCAGGAAATAGAAGAGATGCTGGCCATGGCCGAGGCCGTGACTGACGGTGCCGATGACGGCGATAATGTGCCAGATGTCATCGAAGGCCCGTCCGTAAGCTCGGCCAGCGACGTATGGATCATGGGCACGCATCGGCTGGTGTGCGGCGACTCGACCACTGCCGAGGCCTACGCCCTACTTTTTGCTGCTGGCGAGAAGGCAGACATGGTGTTCACCGATCCGCCCTATAATGTGACCTATGCCAGCGGCAACCACGGTCACATCAAAAAACGACCCATCATGAACGATGCCCTGGGCGCAGGCTTTTACGATTTTCTCTACGATGCCTTGTCGCTACTGCTCGCCCACTGCGATGGAGCAGTCTATATCGCCATGTCCAGCTCCGAACTGGATACGCTGCAGGCCGCATTCAGAAACGCGGGCGGGCACTGGTCCACGTTCATCACCTGGGTCAAGGATCGCTTCACCCTGGGCCGCTCCGACTACCAGCGCCAATATGAGCCCATCCTGTACGGGTGGCGCGAGGGCTCCTCGCACTATTGGTGCGGCGACCGCGACCAGGGTGATGTGTGGCAGATATCCAGGCCCGCTAAGAACGATCTCCATCCGACGATGAAGCCCGTGGAGCTTGTGGAACGGGCCATCGAGAATTCCAGCCGCCCGGGGAACATCATCCTGGACGCCTTTGGCGGATCAGGGACTACGCTCATCGCTGCCGAAAAAACCGGCCGCATTGCCCGGCTCATTGAGTTGGATCCCAAATACTGCGATGTGATTGTGCGGCGCTGGCAGGAATGGACGGGCAAGGAGGCTGTGCGCGAGGCGGATGGCGCCACGTTCGACTCTCTTGCGCCCACGCAGGAGCCTCAAGCATGAGGCAGTCTCGCTGGATGTCCTTTGCGGAGTCTGTGACCAATGTCGTGGTTGGCTATGGCGTAGCCGTGGTGACGCAGATGCTCGTCTTCCCGCTTTTTGGGATGCGAGCTTCCGTGCATGACAACCTGGTCATCGGCGTCATCTTTAAGGTGAAATGTTCGCCTCGTCCGTGGCCTGGTCTTAATTGCGTATTAAATAAGAATATTGATTTCTTAAGTCTGATTACGTAATTATTTGGCATCACAAAACGAATTCACATCAAAGAGGGATCAATGCTCAACACCCAGTCCGTTAAGTTTACTACAAAATTGTTCACAGGGATCCTGTCCATCCTCGTGCTCTCGATTGTCTCGGTCATCATCGTGACCACCATCCTAGTAAAAGACGGGCTTCAAAGCCTCGGCAAGGATGCCTTGGAAAACATGAACGACTCCGTCTTCGCTTCTTTAGAGGCACAGAATTCCCTGCTTTTGGAAAAGCTTTCCGGCGATATGACCATCCTGGAAGGAGAATTGAATCATTACGGTTTATTTCAACTGGACATGAGTTATACTCTGGACAAAACCATCACCAACCAAGCCAGCAGGGCCTCTGAGAGTATTAGCATTCCCCGACTCAGACTCGGGAGTACGGTAATTAACGGCAATACGGAAATCGTCGACAAGGTACAATCCCTGACCGGAGGCGTTACAACCATCTTTCAGGTGCTCGATGGAAAACTGCTGCGGGTTTCCACCAACGTGCGAGTAAACGATAGCCGAGCTATAGATACGTTCATTCCTGCGGACAGCCCTGTGTATAAGGCCGTCATGAGCGGCAACACCTATACCGGTAGGGCCTTCGTAGTCGATGACTGGTATGTGACTTCCTACAAGCCCGTGCGTGGCGCCGAAAATAAAATCGTAGCAGTGCTCTTCGTTGGACGAAAGATACTCACTCCGCAGCTTCGAGATATGTTGAGCACCGTCAAAGCAGCCGGAGTTGGTTATTTCTATGTCTACGATTCCAAGGGAAATGTCCTCGTACACCCTACCCTCGAAGGGAAGAACCTTTTTGAAGTTCAAGGAATTGGAGAAATTTTTCGCACTCATAAGGATGGCTTTCTCGATTACCTGTGGGAAGGAGAGCGGAAGAGTACATTCACTCATTATTTTGAGCCATGGGACTGGCATCTTGGCGTAGGTCTGAGTGATGCACAGATGGTTCGTGGATTAGATACAGAAATCATCACTAAATGCGTCTTCGTTGGCATCGCCGTCATGCTGCTCGGCGTACTCATCGCTGTGCTCTTGATCCGTGGCATCGCTAGGCCGTTAAACCAACTCGCGTCCAAAAGCTTGCTGGTTGCCGAAGGCGATTACACAATTACATTCAGCCATCCCGCCAAGGATGCCATCGGACACCTTTCCGAAGCTTTGAATACTATGGTTGGTCGCACCAAAGAAATGCTTGGCGAGATCAACACTGCCACCCAGTCCCTTGCCACTGCCTCTACGCAGCTCTCCAGCATTTCCGCCCAAATGACCCAAAGTTCATCCCAGACTGCGGGTATGGCCAACACGGTCAGTACATCGGCCGAAGAAGTCAGTAGCAGCATGAACTCCGTCTCCGCAGCCATGGAGCAGGCCTCCATGAACATGACTACCGTAGCGTCAGCAGCCGAAGAAATGTCTGCGACCATTCAGGAAATCGCCCAAAACTCCGAACGGGCGAGGAGTACGACGGCAAACGCTGTATCCAAGGCCCAGGCCACATCCGGCCGTGTGGACCAGCTGGGTTCGGCTGCCAAAGAGATAAGCGCGGTAACCGCCACTATAACCGCCATATCCTCCCAGACAAACCTGCTGGCCCTTAATGCTACCATTGAAGCGGCGCGGGCTGGTGAGGCCGGACGGGGGTTTGCGGTCGTGGCCAATGAAATCAAAGAACTGGCTCAGCAGACCGCTCGAGCAACGGAAGATATCCGTGAGCGAATCACAGGGATTCAGTCTGTGACGTCTCAAACCGTAGGTGACATTTCAGAAATCACAAGCGTCATTGCAGAGATGAACGAAATAGTCGGAACCATCGCCACGGCGGTGGAAGAGCAGTCCGTGACTACCCGCGACATTGCCGAAAACGTTGGTCAGGCTTCCACAGGGATCACCGAAATCAACACCAATGTGGCCGCCAGTTCCTCTATGACCCACTCCATCAGTTCCGACATCGCCGAGGTACGCACCGCTTCAGATGAGATGACTGCAAGCAGCCAGACTGTCCAGGAAAGCGCTACGGAGCTCTCACAGTTAGCTGAACGCCTAAGAGAGCAGGTTTCCCGCTTCAAGATATAAACGCGGTGATGTAAATTTCAAAAAAAGAAAATCCTCTACTGCTAGCATCGTCATATTTAATCAAATGACGCACCCAATCAGGGAACAGTTATGGGCATGGAAAATCGTGCCCATAACTTTTTATCATCCTTGTGAATTATCGCAACAGCGCGATGTATCAGCGACCGATTACCGCACATGTACCCGACTAAAAAAATTCAATTTATCAGCCTATTAAGAATTTTATGACACCAAGCAGAATAAAAAAAATCAGAGCGACACTGAGGTTGACGCAAGAAGATCTAGCGACAATCCTTAGCGTAACAAAAACTACGGTCTGGCGATACGAAGATGGCCGAGGGCTTCCAGGAGATGATGTCACGGCAAGACTTTTGAGCCTCGAGTCATCCTTAAAAGATATTTCCGTGCGAAGGGCTCTGAAGGATCTGTGCAGCACTCCGGGAGGTATTGCCGCAATGGCCGCGATTTCAACCATCGGATCCGTGATATTTTCCGGTTCAACTACCGTTGATCCCTGCCAAGTAGGCTATATTGAAGTTCTCAACTACCCCGCTGGGAAGGCGCTCTTTTCGTTTATCGAAAAAAACCACAGCGTATCTTCAACCAAGGAAGTTAATCAATCTTTCCTGGACTCTGAGCCCCAAATAGCTGGATCTCGCTGACTCAAGTGATTAAAGTACCTGTGCCCTTGACTCCCAAATCTTTTAGTTCATGACCTTGGTACGAACAGACTCGCTTGGTGGCGGACCAGGACTGAATATCTATTTGCTCTGCGCTGCTGCCATCCCTGCACGATAGGCATCCTCGAGCGCAATCTTAATGGCCCAGACTGGGCAATCATGAAAATCAAGTGAATCGCTGTTTCTGGTTTTCAGCGTATCAATGTTGAGATGTTTCTGTGCAATCTTTTCGATCAATGCGTTGGTCCGTGCGTTCATCAAACTTCTCCTTCGGTTTTTAAGTTTGCGTTCCTTGCCTGTGGTGAGTCCATCATTTGCTCTAATCAGAGAACAAGCCAAGTTATATATCCAATTTGTATGATCTTTTTACATGAAAAGCCCGGCGTGTGGCCGGGCCAGGCTGGCTTACTTCGGCAGGCTTGCGAGCTTGGCCTGTGCGTGGGCCAGCATGTCCAGCCTCGCATTGCCCAAAATGTTCGAGGCCAGTTCGTTGATTGCCCAGTTCAGGTTGTTGATCATGTCCTGCGTGCTTTCGGCCTGCTCGTACCTGTCCAGGTATCTGTCGAGTTCTCGCATGGCCCGCTCAAGCGACCCTCTGGCTGTCAGGAGGGCCTCGCGTCCATCCTCGCGGTATTGATTGGCAATGATGTCCTTGAGCTCGGGTCTGGTGGTCTGTGCGTTCATTTTCCTTATCCTCGGTTTGAGTTTCAAATTCCTTGCCTTCGTTGACTCCATCATTTGCTCTACTTCGAAGAGAAGCCAAGTTATATAATTGAATTTTATCACTTTTATTCCATGCCCCACGAGGAATCGCTCGAGGTTTGCCATGCACCCATTTGCTGGATTTCATTTCGGAACACCTGGCTGCGCACCCTGGGCGATTCGATAAATCCGCTGAGCTCCACCCGGGCCAGAGGTTTTCTCGGAGGCAATGGTCAGGCCGAGTTTCTTCTTCAGGGCGCCTGCGAATACGCCGCGTACCGTGTGCGCTTGCCAGCCAGTGCGTTCCACGATTTGCTCAATGGTCGCGCCCTCGGGCCTTGAGAGCATGTCCACCACCATGGACTGTTTGCTGTGCCTGCGCACCTGGGTCGGTTCGCAATCGGGCGCCTGCTTGTTTGCCGGTGCGATGGGGTACGCGTCACCGCGAACGATGGACTGGGCCAAGGCGCTGGTTCGCCACTGGTTGTCTTGCTTTTGGATCAGCCCTCGCCGAGAGAGAGCGCCGATCATTTTGACCTTGGCCCCGCCCTTCAAATCGAGCAGCGGCTCAATCATTCCGCCATGGTCTGTTTCCGCCTTGGTGATCAGTTCCAACTGCCGCTCGGTAAGTGTGGTTTGTTCCGTCATTGCAATGTCCTCCCGTGTTTGGAAATGAGAGGGCCAGGTTTCCCTGGCCCGGAAATGCGACCTAGATGCATGCGTTGTTGAATTCGTAATCCCCAAATGCCACCGGCGACTGGTGCTCATAATCGTCAGGGCGGTCTGTGTAATCCGCCAAGATCGCGCAAAGCACCGCCTTGAGGCAATGTTCGGGATCATCTTGCCCGGCAAGACTGGGCAATTGCCCTGCGGCCGCACCGACCGAAAACCAAGTGTCTGCGGGCATTGCATCGCACAATTCACTCCAAACCTTATGCCCGTGCTGCTCGACGAAAGTTCGAACATTCTCGAATATGTACGGGGTGCCGTCTGGGTAACGCATCTTTGTTTCTTGAGCTTGGACCTTCATGCCATGTCCTCCATGGGTTAAAATGAAAGGGCCAGGTTTCCCTGGCCCAAAGTGGTTATTGTTCTGCGAGGATCCCGCAGTGGATCACAAAGCCTGTCAGGTAAGGCAGCCCCTTTGGGATCCCAAACTCGCGCTGGGTCGACTTGCTGATCTTCCAGGTCATCCATCTGGAGGTGGCCTGCCCGATAGCCTCGGCCAGCTTCATCCCATCATGCAGGTTGTTTCGAACATCGTCGGCAAAGTGTCGTCCGTGGCGGCTGTCCAGGAAAGTCTGCACCTGGTGGAGGTCCGTGTTGGTCGCCTGGGCGATGCTTGTCATGGCCAGAGTCCAGGCCTGCTTGGCTTTCTCTTCCATGGATCCGTAAAAGCCCCAGTCGGTGTTCTGCGTGGTGGGAATCTGCGTTGCCATCGTGCTGCTCCGTGTTTTTGAGTTTGCCTTCCTCGCCTTTGCCTGAATCCATCATTTGCTCTGATTGAAAGAGAAGCCAAGTTATATATCTGAAATTTATTATCTTTTCACCAAAAGAGGCCCACTCAAAGGTGGGCCTGGATCTCAATTATTTGAAAATCCCGTGATTTTTGAGCACGCTCTCCAATTTTGCCTTGGCTGTTGGATGATCCCAGCGGCATGGACCATTTCCATCTTTTTGCTCTTGATCCCAACGCTCCAGGATTTCCTCATCTGTCCACCCTTTGGTTGAAAGGTAGGCGTAGTCATTTTCGTCGAACTGTGCGTGCTGCCTGATCTTTGTATCCATCTTGCTTCTCCTTTGGTTTTGGGTTCAGTGCCTTCGCCTGAGTTCAGCATTTGCTCTAACTGAAGGAGAAGCCAAGCTATATAGTCGGAATTTATCATCTTTATTTGAAAGGCGTGAAGAGTGAATGCAAATCCAGCGCATCTTGAAGGACGAATTCTATCGCGGATTTGCGCCAGATCCAATGCTGTCGGTCGACGAATGGGCCAATCGCCACCGCATGCTCTCATCGGTAGCATCTGCGGAGCCTGGCCGCTGGTCCACGCAGCGCACCCCGTATTTGGCGGAAATCATGGACGCGCTCTCGCCCAAGGCCAGGTTCGAACGCGTAGTATTCATGAAAGGTGGCCAGATCGGCGGTACTGAAGTCGGGCTCAACTGGGTGGGATTTGTGGTGCATCACGCGCCGGGCCCCATGCTCCTTGTGCAGCCGACCGTAGAGGCAGTGAAGCGAGTCTCGAAACAGCGCATTGCGGCCCTCATCGAAGGCAGTCCGGAGTTGGCTGAGCGGGTCAAGGATCCCAGGAGTCGCGATTCGGGCAACACGCTCCTTATGAAGGAGTTCCCGGGCGGTGTGCTGGTCATGACCGGTGCGAATTCCGCCGTAGGTCTGCGCTCCATGCCGGTGCGCTACCTGTTCTTGGACGAGATTGACGCCTACCCTGGCGATGCTGGCGGCGAGGGCGATCCTGTCGACCTGGCGGTGCAGCGCGCCGCGACATTCACGAATCGCAAAATCTACCTGTGCTCAACGCCGACGATCAAGGATTTCTCACGCATTGAGGCGGCTTATCAGGAATCAGACAGGCGCGTATTCGAGGTCCCCTGCGACCAGTGCGGCGTGTGCAGCGTCATTTACTGGAAAGACATCCGGTGGCCCGAAGGAAAAATCGAAGAAGCGTCCTGGCACTGCCCGCACTGTGACCATGTCCATCCGGAATTTCGCAAACCGTCCTTGCTGGCGCGGGGTGCGTGGAGGGCGACCGCCAAAGGTGATGGCAAAACTGCCGGTTTCTGGATGTCGAGTCTGTATTCTCCGTGGCTGACCTGGGCGGAAATCGCCATGGAGCACAAGGCGTCCAAGGATGACCCTGTACGGCTCAAGGTTTGGGTGAATACCAAGCTGGCGGAAACGTGGGAGGACCGTGAGGGTGAAGAACTGGATGCGGAAGGGCTCATGGCCAAGCGGGAACGATATGGACCGGCAGTACTCGCCGAGGTCGCGGTTCTGACCTGCGGAGTGGACGTCCAAGATGACCGCTTGGAACTGGAGGTTGTTGGCTGGGCCAGGGATGAAGAATCCTGGTCCGTGGACTACCGCGTGCTCTGGGGCGATCCGTCCGGGCCACAGATATGGAACGAGCTGGAAGGCTATCTGTCGCAGACCTTTGAGCACGAGACGCTTGCTTCTGGCCTGACCATTGAGGCGGCATGCCTGGATACTGGCGGCCATCATACCCTGGCTGCATACGCGTTCTGCAAAGGCAAGGAGCGCCGCCGCATCTGGGCGATCAAGGGTTCAGCGGGCGCAAAGCCCATCTGGCCCAGGCGCCCGAGCAAAAACAACAAGGGCCGGGTGAATCTGTTCACCTTGGGCGTGGACGCGGCCAAGGAAGCCATCCATGCCCGGCTTAAAAAAGCAGAACCGGGACCCGGGTACATGCATTTTCCCATGGACCGGGACGCTGCATATTTCGAGCAGCTAACCGCAGAGCGCGTGCGCACCCGGTACGTGAAGGGCCACGCCAAACGGGAATGGGTCAAGCCCGACAGTCGTCGCAACGAGGCGCTGGACTGCCGCGTCTATGCCTACGCGGCTCTGCACGGACTCATGTCCATGGGCCTGAGCCTAAACCGCAGAGCAGACGCACTGCCAGTGCGACCAAAGAAGCAGACGCCAAGCCCCTCATATGTCCAGCCCATGCAGCCGACCAAGCGCAGACGCATGGCAGTGTCATCGACCTATCTTTAATCGTAATGATAACGGCAAGCGATGATCACCAACTCGGTATCTTCGGCGCAATAGACGAGCCGATTGGCGTCGTCGATGCGGCGCGACCAAAATCCGGCGAGATTTTCTCGCAAGGGCTCGGGCTTTCCAATTCCCTCAAAAGGATGTCGCAAACAATCCTTGATGAGCGCATTGATCCTTTTGAGCGTCTTGCGGTCTTGAGTTTGCCAATACTGGTAATCATCCCAGGCAGCTACCGTCCAAACGAGCCGGGAGAGCCTATCCCTCTCCATGGATCAAGTCCTTCTGAAGCACTTTGCCTTGCCGATACTGGGCTATGGACATGGCCAAATGAGCGGCATTGGCTGGAGAACGCAAAAGGTGAACGGTCTCCATCAGACTGTTGAATGTGTCCAAGGACATAACTACCGCATTTGCCGCATCCCGTCTGGAAATAACCGTATAGTCGGCATCGTCGACCACCTGATCAATGACATTCTTGAGGCTGTTACGCGCCTCGGAAAAATTCACCACTCTCATACTTCGCTCCTGCTCATCTGGCGGGCCAGAGTTGTCCTATTTCTTGTACAACTATAGCCCGCCAACGCTTTTGGCAAGACTGAAGTTTTTCATACTGCGCTACCAGCCAGAGGTAATCGTCATGACACTTGAGCAACTAAGAGCCCATCGTGAAGCCTTGCAGGCGGCACGTCTCAGCGGCGTCTTCCAGATCAAGGCAGGTGACAAGTGGATCACCTATCGGTCGGACAAAGAAATCCAGGCGGCCCTGGCAGATGTAGACCGGGAGATTGCGCAAATGGAGGGCCGGCCGCGTCCAAGACGAATCCGGGCGTATTGCTCCAAGGGGCTCTGACAATGCTGAAGAATCTACGCAGAAAGATCGGAGCCATGATTGGCGGGTTTGAGGGCGGCATGTCCAGCAGAAGGCTCAAGACCTTTATGGCCAGCCGTGCGCACGTCAACACCATGATCCAGGCTGCAGGGCAGGACATGACCGCCAGGGCCCGCTACCTCATCCGCAACAATGGATATGCAGCGAACGCCGTGGAGAGCTTTGCCTCCAATGCCGTGGGCACCGGCATCAAGCCGTCGTCAAACATCCAGGCTGCAGAGCTCAAAGACAAGATCCAGCGCCTGTGGGCAACTTGGACAGACGAGGCAGACAGCGAATGGCTGACAGACTTCTATGGCCTGCAGCGCAGGGCTGCTCGCGAACTCTTTATCGCGGGCGAGGTCTTCTTTCGATTCAGGCCAAGACGGCTCGAAGATGGGCTCTGTGTCCCCTTGCAACTGCAGATGCTCTCCTCGGAAATGCTGCCCATGCTCAACGGCCTGGCAGAGAACGGTAACGTCATCCGCCAGGGCATTGAGTTTGACCGCATTGGCCGCCGGGCTGCCTATCATTTTCTGCGCCGCCATCCAGGAGACGTAACCGAAACGGGCCTGGCCGGGGAAACCGTGCGCGTCCCGGCTTCGTCCGTCCTCCACATCGTGGATCCTGTGGATGCTGGCCAGCTGCGCGGCGTCTCGAAGTTTGCGCCCGCTGTGGTGAAGCTCTTCCTGCTCGACCAGTATGATGACGCCGAACTGGACCGCAAAAAGGTGGCGGCCATGTTCGCAGGATTCGTGCGCAGACCAGAGCGAGAGTTCGACAATAGCGCAGAGATGGACGCCCAGGGAGAACCCTTGCTGCCGCTGGAACCTGGGCAGCTGCAGTTCCTGGACGATGGCGAGGACATCACGTTTTCTCAGCCCTCCGACGTGGGCGGCAATTACGAGGCGTTCCAATACCGAACCCTTCTCCAAGTGGCAGCAGCTCTTGGCCTGCCCTATGCCAACCTGACAGCGGACATGCTCAAGGCCAACTACTCAAACACCCGGGCGGCGCTTCTGGAGTTTCGACGCCGCGTTGAGGCGTTCCAGCACAGCGTGCTTGTGTATCAGTTATGCAGACCGGTCTGGGCGAGATGGATGGATGTGGCGGTGCTGTCTGGAGCTTTGGATATTCCAGGCTATGCGCAGAATAGGCGAGAATATTTAGGTACCGACTGGCTCCCGCCGCGTTGGGACTGGGTGGATCCGCTTAAAGACATCAAGGCTGAAATTATGGCCATCGAGGCCAAGCTCAAAAGCCGGACCCAGGCCGTTGCCGAGCGAGGCTATGACGCAACGCAGGTGGATCAGGAGATTGCAGAAGACCAGGAGCGCGAAGAGCGCCTGGGCATAAACCCACAAGGACAACTCCCATGACAGACTTTCCCTATCTCATGTCCCGAGTGGTCGGGACTCCGCTGCTCATCGCCAAGCCAAAGCTGGATGTCATCTTGGATGTCATGCACCGCAAGCTCTCCGGCCAAGCCATGCAAAGCCCGCAACAAAGCCTCCACCACGGAGGCTTTTCTTTTGCCGAAGGAGGCGTGGCCATCATCCCGGTCATGGGCACGCTGGTGCGCCGCTCGACGTTCATGAGCGCAGAGAGCGGACTGACGAGCTACCACCACATTGAGACCATGGCCGAAGATGCGTTCGCAGACTCGGCTGTCAACGCTGTGCTCCTGGAACTCGACTCCTGTGGCGGCGAAGCTGGCGGCGTCTTTGATCTGGCCGAAAAACTCCGGCGCCTGGCGAGAAGCAGCCGCAAGCCACTATGGGCGGTGGCTGATGAAGCAGCTCTTTCTGCAGCCTACGCCATTGCCAGCGCAGCGGACCAAATCTGGCTCACCCGCACGGCAGAGGTCGGCTCTATTGGCGTGGTCGCTGTGCATACGGACCAATCAGCTGCGGATAAGAAGATGGGCCTTTCCTATTCCTTCATCCACGCTGGCCGCCACAAAATAGACGCCAATCCGCATGAACCGCTGCCAGACAGTGTCCGCGACAGCATCCAGCAAGACGTGGACGCCCTCCATCATCAGTTTGCAGCCCTAGTGGCTGGCCACAGGAACCTTTCGCCAGGCGAGGTGCTTGGAACCGAAGCCGCCGTCTATCGCGGCCAGGCGGCCATCACAGCGGGCCTGGCTGATCACATTGGAACCCTGGCCGAGGCGCTTGATGCGCTCCGGGCTCACGAATCACCAAAATCCCAAAAGGAGAAAACGATGACACACATGGAATCCGAACCTGCCGTCATGGCCACGGAGCCCACCAGCTCGCCGAGCATGGCAACGCCAACCATTCAGGAACATACCGTGGACATGTCCCAGATCGAAGCCCAGATCGAATCCCGCCTGCGAGCCCAGATGTCCGAACTGGCAGAGATCGCCGCCCAAGCAAAGCGCATGGGCGTGAACGTGGACCCGGCAGAGGCCATGGCCAAGGGCGTAACGCCTGACGCCCTGCGCAAATCCGTCCTGGAGCAAGCCGTCGCCCGCGATACGCAGGAAGATATCGCAGCCCATATTCCCGCACCATCGCAACCCAAAACCAGCGCCCTGGTGGATGCCGCCGCTCGCGTTGCCGGTTCGAAATAAAGGAGAGAAACCATGCCTACCGTTATGACCGCTGCGCCCTCTCTTGCCGACCTTGTGAAGCATGACGCCAATCCCGAGTACACCCGGGAGATCGTCACACTGAAATCTGGCCAGGAATATCCTGCTGGCGCTGTCCTGGGCAAAATTACCACATCCGGACACTACACTCTCGCGCCCGCCACGGAGACCGCTGGCCTCGAAGGCGCGGAGGTCGCGTGCGCGGTTTTGTTGGAGAATGTCGACGCCACCACTGCGGAAGCTGATGGCCTGGTCCTGGCTCGCGGCATGTCCATCGTGGCCGAAAACGCGCTGACCATGGATGCGTCCGTAGACACTGCCCTGGAGCGTGAACTTAAAACTCAGCAATTGGCAGCCTACGGCATCGTTGTCCGTCAGGGCTAGGAGGAGTATCAATGAGTATCGTCATCAATCCCTTTGGCAATGGTTTCTCCCTGGCGGAGATGACCCAGGCCATCAATATCCTGCCCAACCAGTACGGACGTTTGAACCAGATGGGCCTGTTTGTGAGCGAGCCCATCGCACAGCGCGCCGTGCTCATTGAATCGGTGGAAGGAGAACTGCGCCTGCTCCCGGCCACCCGCCCTGGCGCTCCTGCCACGGTAGGTTCTAATGATTTGCCACAGCTGCGTTCCTACACCGTGCCGCATATCCCACACAATGACGTGGTCCTGCCCGAGGAAGTGCAAGGCAGACGCGGCTTTGGCATCCAGGAAGAGGATCCTCTGGTAACCGTCATGACCCGCAAGCTGCAGAAGATGCGCGGCAAGCATGGCCAGACCCTGGAATACATGCGCGTCAAAGCCCTGTCCGGCGTGACCAAGGACGGCGCCGGCAACACGGTCTATGATTGGCATGCCGAGTTTGGAATCTCCAAGAAGAGCGTGGACTTCAAATTTGGCGATGCGGCCGCAGACTTGGCCGACAAATGCACTGCCGTGGCCCGGCACATTGAAGAGAACCTCAAGGGCGAGACCATGACTGGCGTCCACGCTCTTGTCAGTCCAGAATTCTTCGATGCGCTCGTAAGGCACAAGTCCGTCAAGGAAGCCTACCAGTTCCAGCAGGGCGTGAACCCGCTGCGCGACGATGTGCGTCGTGGTTTTCGTTTTGGCAGCATCGTGTTCGAGGAGTACGCGGGCAGCGTGACCCTGTTTGGCGGATCGATCGATCAACTGATCACCGCCCAGGAAGGCATCGCGTTTCCGCTGGGCACTTTCGATACCTTCCGGACCTATTTTGCGCCGGGTAACTTCATGGAAGCAGTTGGCACCTACGGACAGGAGCTCTATGCCCGGCAGCTGGCCCGCCAGAATGGCACCGGTATCGACATCCTGACCGAGTCCAATCCTCTACCCATCGTCAAACGCCCTGCCCTCACCGTGCGTCTCTTCTCCAGCAACGGCTGGTAAACCATGGACTCAGTATTCGCCATGCTCTCCCGGCCAGCGATGTCAGCGCTGATGAAGGTCATGGCCGAACCGGTCACCCTGCATGTGGAAGGCGTGGACATCTCTGCTCGCGGCGTCTTTGTCGCGGAGTTTGAATCCTTGGACGTGGATGCCGGAGTTCCGGTGTCCACGGTCCAGCCCATGCTGGAAGTGGCCTCTTTTGATGTACCCGTCGTGCCCACCCAGGGCGACGAGGTGACGGTACGCGGCCAGCGGTACATGATCGTCAATGCTCGTCCTGACGGGCATGATTTCATCAAACTTATGCTGCACAGGAAATAAGCCATGAAGGCACCCAGAACCCTTATCCGCGAGGCGGTGCGTGAGCGACTTGTGGCAAATTTGCCGGAAGTTGATGAGCGTCTCGCTGCCTCGCGCATTTCCATCCACCGCACCATGCCGCTGGTACCTGGCAAACTCCCGGCACTCCTCATCACCACAGCTACGGAACGGGTCGAAGACACGCCAAATGCGCACCCTGGACTTCGTTACCGCAAACTCGAACTGGCCGTGGACGTTGTGACCACGGGAAGCCAGGCCGATGAGGAAGCCGAAACCATCGCCCAAGCGGTGGAGGGTTTTCTGGAAGCCGACGACACCCTGGGCACTATGATTGAAGGACTGCGCCTGACTCGCACGGATTTGGAATACGATCTGGACGGTGACACTCCTGTCTTGGGCCTGCGCTTGCTCTATGAAGTGAGCTATTGGACCCATCCCCAGGAAGATGAAGGGTCGCCTGTGCCCATGCAGGTACTCATAAGCACTCTCCCGGTACCAAGAACTACCGACATCGGCCAGAGAGACCAACCAACTGACCATGAAACCTTTGACCAGGACCTTTGCGACTGCATGGCGTTTTTAGGACACGACAATGAACATTGACCGCGAGATGCTGCGCGACATGGGTGATGCCGAGCGCCGCATCAGCAATATCATCGTGATTGGTCAGGTAACGGAACTGGATGCGGCTAGAGCCAGAGTACGGGTGCGGGCCGGAGAAACCCTCACGGGATGGCTGCCGTTCACGACTCCGCGCGCTGGCGAAGATCGCACTTGGCATGCGCCTGAACCCGGCGAACAGGTGGTTCTGGCGGCGCCTGGCGGCGACTTGGCTGCGGCCGTGGTCATCGGGTCTTGCTACCGCGACGCACACCCGCAACCTGCAGGCACAAAGGACGTGCGCCGGACTATCTTCAAGGACGGGACCATCGAGGAGTACGACCGCAAGGAGCACCGCTGGCGTCTCGACATGCGGGCCAACGATGGCACTATGGAAATATTGACCGGCACCACGCAGGTCATCATTGGTCCGCACAATGTCTGGATCAGGGCCGACCGCATCGACTTCAACGACGACAGATAGGAAGCAGCCATGCCCGCCGCACATCGACACACAGACATCTGCACCGGCCACGGCTGCTGGCCGCCACGTCCAAACATCCAGGGATCGGCCAACGTGTTCATCAACAACCTTGGATCGCACCGTGTTGGTGATACCTGGGCCGTCCACTGCTGCCCGCCAATCCCGGAATGCCACGGCTCATCCCAGGGAAGCGGCTCGCCCAACGTCTTTGTCAACGGCCGTGCTCATGCCCGTGTCGGCGACGCGGTCGCATGCGGAAGCCGAAACGCGACTGGATCGCACAACGTTTTCATCAATGGATGAGACTCATGATTGGAGTTGAGGCCCAGAGAAATCAAAGTTGCATTTCGCGGCGGATGAGAACGCGAAGTCGTACCGTTAACCTTTCCAGTCGGATTTTCCGGCAGCTAGCAGTGCATCCCAATCATCTGGTGGATGGCCAGACTTCAGCATTTTCTGGAAGACCACATAAGGGTCGGTCTTAGCACCAGAGGAACGCAACGTATTCTCATCATTGACCCAAGCAAAGATGACGATCTTGGTCTTTGAATCGAACCGGAAAAATAGTCGAAACCGGCGACCAATCTTGGCACGCCGCCAGTGTCGAAATGCAGGGCCCATCGTATTGCCTTGCCGGTATTCGTCTCGGTTTGGATCGCTTGGGACAGTCTCAAAAATCAGCTCCGCCAAGGCATTGAACAGCTTGACGTTGGCGTTGGACTCAAAGCAGTGGGGATCTTGCGCCTTCGCGCGGACGACGGCGGCATCAAGTTTTTGAAGCTGCTCGATCAGGCAAGCATGAAAGAGCAGAGTCCATCCGTGACGCTGAATCACAGCGACACGTCGCCGACGATGTCTTCATTCAGATCCACCTGCTCACCAAGGGCCGCGAGCATTGAACGTGCCAAATCATCCGGTAGGGCTGAGATGTTCCGGCCAGAACGAATGTCTTTCTCCAACAGAGCCAAGAAACTCGCAATGGCCGGATCCTCATGAGGCTCATCCATCACACGCGTCACGATGACTCGACCACCTGAAAAATCAAATGCAACTTTGCCCCCAGCATCTACTCCCAGAGCCTGACGGATGGGCTTGGGCAGGGTGATCTGGCCTTTTGATGTGATGGTGGCAACTTCGCGAATAGCAGGCATGGCGAACCTCTTTTGAATTAGACTTTCATCAACTCGTAAGGATTATTCCTTACGCAGTCAAGGGAGGCGCTTAAATGTTTGGTACCAACGCGCAAACAGGCCAGGCATTATCGAGCCTTTCCCACCTGCATCAAAGCATCCGCGACATCCTGACTACAAGGCACGGCACCCGGGTCATGCGCCGCGACTATGGTTCGCGACTGCCGGAATTGGTGGATAATCCCATCACACCCAGACTGGCCATGGAACTCTACGCAGCCACTGCCGAGGCGCTGCAAAAATGGGAGCCCCGGCTGCGCCTGACCCGCGTCAGGATTGTCGAAGCCGTGGCCGGTCGCGTCATGCTGGATCTGGAGGGCGTCTATCTGCCGGACGGTAATGACATCACGATTTCCGGCGTGGAGGTGAGCACATGAAGGTCAAGGAACTCTCCGATCTGCCCTTGCCCCAAATTATCGAGGCCTTGGACTACGAAAAGATTCTGGCCGCCCTCAAGGACGACTTCAAAGCCCGCTGGCCGGATTATTCCGCCTTTCTGGAATCCGACCCGGCCATAAAGCTCCTGGAGGTGGCCGCATACCGCGAACTGCTCCTGCGTGCGCGGGTCAACGGCGCGGCCAGGGCCAACCTGCTCGCCTTTGCCGGTGGCAGTGACCTTGATCATCTGGCCAGCTTTTATGGCGTGTTTCGCATGGTCATCCAGGAAGAGGACTTGGCTACCCGGCCCATCACGCCGCGCATCATGGAAGATGACACGTCTCTTCGCCTGCGGATCAGGGCCAGAATCATTGGCTTTGCCTGTGCGGGTGGCGCTGCGCACTACCGCTACTGGGCCTTGTCCGCTTCGCCGGAGGTGGCCGATGTGGCAGTGGATAGCCCGGCTCCCGGACAGGTGCGGGTAAACGTGCTGGCCACTGGTGACAGGGAAAACGTGCCGCCGGAGGTGCTGGATGCTGTCTCGGCGGTCATCATGCGTGATGATGTGCGGGTACTGACCGATACCGTCATGGTCGTGCCCGCTGAAATCCTGCATGTGAATGTGCAGGCCAGAATCTGGCTTTATCCCGATGCTCCGATTGAGATCATCGATGCCATCGCCCATGAGTTTCCCAGACGACTCCTGGCGAGCGCCGGACTTGGCTGGGATCTGACCCAGTCCTGGATCATCAGCGAACTGCACAAGGATGGCGTGCACAAAGTAGAGCTCTCCTCGCCTACTGCCAGCATCCGGGCCTTGGCGCACCAAGCCGTGCGCCTGACCAGTATCAATCTTGAATTTGCCGGACGTGACCGATGACTCCACAGCACCTGCTTCCCGCCAACGCAACGAACCTGGAACGGGCGCTGTCCTTGTCCATGGATCCCCTGGCCCGGGTTGGGCCAGGGATTGCCGCCCTGCGCAGTTTCAAGTTCGACCCGGTCGTCTCGCTCTTACCCTGGCTTATCTGGGAATACGGACTTGGCGAACTGCTCCCGTACCTGCCTGATCCCAGGCGGGCCATTGCCGAAGGCATCCTGTGGCAACGCCTGCGCGGCACGCCGAGGGCCCTGAAAGTGGCGCTGTCCTGGGTGGATACGGTTGTCACCGTGGAGCAGGAGGTGCCCGGCGTGCATTACGCCGAGTTCCAAATCGATCCTGGCCGGGTCATTGACGATGACAAGTGGATAGAACGTGTGCTGGCCATTGTGCGGCTGTCAGCGCCCGCCAGATCCCGGCTTTCGCGCATGTATCATGGCTACGATCTGCGCCGCTTCCTGCTGGACACGGATTTGTTGGGCGACGCCCTGCTCTGCGATAACAGCGGCGTGATCTGGTGGGGTGACGGATATACCAAGCTCTCCTTTGGACGTACTCGGGAAGAGATCGCGACCCTGGGCGCTGTCAGGCTGGAATCGGCGCAGGTGCCCACCCGGGCGAGCGGGGTCAAATATGGCGACCGCTGCCTGCTTGATTGGATGCTTCTGGACACCTGCCAACCCGTACCCAATCCGTTCATCATGCACTCGCATCTGTTTGTGAATGCCAATAGCCAAGGTGCCCGAGACGCGCAGCCATTCCCAAGGAGGAAATTCTGCAAGGCCGAAGTTGTACCATCCGACGATGGCTGGCGTTTGGGAGATACCAACGCCTGCCTGCCACGCTTTACGCTCGTCGAAACGGGGGATTGGTTCCGCTTATCCTCTGAGAGCGATCTGAACGCCACCCGGATGCGCATCGAGAGAGAGGAAGTGACCGAGCGTTTTGATCGTTCACATCCTGTCGACGTTGCAATTCCAACCTTTGCGTTTACGCCTGTTCGATCATCCATACGCGGAGCCTATGGCCTGGGTCTGGGCTTTTGGCTTGGCGTGCTGCGCACCTGCACCGACAAGGACGTCCGTGACGCATGGCAAAGAGAATCCCTCAAGACCTGGGAGAATTCGCCCATGGTCGAACAAGTCGAGGTTATCGATGAGGATGATCTCTTTGTACGGGTCGAGCATGGCGGGCCGGTGCGGCTGTCTGACGGCAGGACCGGAGAGCTGTGGCGGCTTGAGTCTGTGCCCAAGACGGTGCGCAGAACCTCGCATTGGTCCAGGGTTCCGGCACTGACAACGCCTGAACGCAAGTTCTGCCGGGCTGAGATTGTCCCGTCAGATGATGGTCAGGCCCTGGGGAGCACCAACGCCTGCACGCCCAGATTCTTCTGGCAGGAAGCAGGCGAGAGGGTACGCTTGGGCCAAAGCCTGCTCTCGGATACGCCGGGGGGAATATGCCGGGTTGAAATCGCCGAGCGGTTTGATCGCTCCCAAACAGAAAGTGCACAGCACCATCAAACCGTACAGCTACCAGTGGTGGCAAGCCTGCCCTGTCTAACAACGCAGACTCCCGTCCACCTGGACCACGCGCTCGGGCGCTTCTTTCTGGACGACACAAGACCTGACTATACGCCCATTTCCTGCCCGCGCCAGAGCACACTAACCGTGGGCGCTTCATGGGCGGGACAAACTTGGACCGGCATCTCCTGGCCGCAGAACGCCTCCTGGCAGTCCCTGCGCGAAAACATTGCAAGCAGTAACGTCTCTCAATAACTCCGACTTCATTTCATTAAGAGGTACATATGGCGATCCTGACCACATCTGGCCGGGCTGCCTTGGCTGCGGCCATCAAACAGCAGCCTCTGCATCTGGCTCTTGGCGAAGGCGAGACGTCTTGGGACACTCCTCGGGAAATCTCTGGCGCGTTCGACGCCGAAAACAAACTGCAAACCGGCTCCACGCACATCTCAGGTGTCGTCGTCAAAAGCGGGGCCGCAACCTACTCCATCGGCGACGACTACACGGTGAACGCAGCCACCGGCACGCTGAACCGGGTCATAACCGGAACAATCCCGGAAGGCAGCGAAGTCACCGTGTCGTTCATGGCGGGTCGACCTCCAGAGGATACCGGCAGGACTGCGCTGCTGCGCGAAGTCGGCAGAAGAGTGGTGGACGAGGTGCATTTTGTCACTCCTGACGCGCAAGGCGAGATCGTCGTGCCCACAGGCCGCTATACTATCAGTATAGAACCCACCAACCATCTCTTTGTTCGGGTGCGCTTTGATTTCGAAGACGCAGCCACCAACACCATCCGTGAACAAGGCCTGTTTGTCGGCACCGGGACAAACGAAGGCCTGCCGGTCGGCCAGAAATTCTTCATCCCAGCCCAGATCGAAGAACCGGGAATATTGCTCATCCTGCAGCATTCCGTGCCCATTGTTCGCCAGCCTTCGACCCGTGAAACCTTTGAATTTGTGGTCACCTTCTAGGGAGGAAATCCATGCTTGAACGCTACTATAACCTTTTTGACCCAGCCAAGCGCTACTCCGAACTGCTCTTTAGGGCAGGCGATGGCCTGCAGAGCCGGGAGCTGAACGAAATCCAGACCACCCTCAAGCACCAGCTCAAAAGCGTGGCCGACGCCCTGCTCAAGGACGGCGATATCGTCCAAGGGTGCTTCATGTCAGTGGATCCGCAGACAGGGACTGTCTTTATGTCCGAAGGCCGCGTCTACCTGGCAGGAGCCGTGCGCGACGTGGCCAGCTCAACGTTTACGATTCCAACCTCCGGCATTGTGGCCATTGGCGTGCGTCTGGCGACCTCCGTGGTCACGGAACTGGAAGACCCGGCCTTGCGCGAGCCTGCTGTTGGCACCCGCAACTATCAGGAGCCCGGCGCTGGCCGCATTCAGGAAACGGCATCCTGGGGCTGGGTGGGTCCGGACAATTCCAGCGACGGAGGCACTGCCCAGTTTTATCCGGTCTATACCGTGGAAAACGCCATCCTGCAGAACAAGACCCGCCCTCCGGTCTTTGACGGCGTGACCCAGATGCTAGCCCGCTACGACTATGACGCCAACGGCCACTACATCGTGTCCGGCCTGAGCGCCAAGTTTGTGGAGCGAGACAACGAGCACGTCTTTCTCGTGTCGTCTGGCCTTGCCAACGTGCGCGGCTACAAGGTTGAACGCGAACAGGATCAGCGCCTGCGTCTGGCCATCGATCCGGACCTGGAAACTGTGACTGCGGAACCGCATGTGTTTTCGCCCGGAGGCGATGGCAAGATGGTCATTACCCTGAACCGCTCGCCGTTGTCTCAAGTCGTGCGCATCACAGCGACGACCGAGAAAACCGCCAATGTCACCCACAGCGCATATTCCGGCGGCACGGACACGCTGCCCGACACGACTGTGGTCGAAGTGCTCGAAGTCAAACAAGGCGGTACGACATATGTGGTGGGCAGCGATTACAACGTGGCCGGCGGCGCGATCAACTGGTCGCCTGCCGGAGCCGAACCGGCTCCCGGCTCCAGCTATTCGGTCACCTACCGCTATATCAAGACCTTCTCGCCCGAGGCTGTCACTGACGCCTCGCTGACCGTTTCCGGCATCGTGCCCGGTACTATCGTCCAGCTCGACTACACCTGGAAGATGCCTCGCGTGGACGCAGTGGCCATCAGCCAGGATGGAATCATCGAAGTGCTCAAAGGCGTATCTGTCTCCCGCAATCCCAAGCCCGCGCCCGTACCTTCCGACAAGCTGCGGCTGGCCAACATCGAGTATTCCTGGTTTGTCGAGCAGAACCCGGTGATACGCAATGTGGGCGTTCGAACTGTGCGCACGGACGATCTGGCTGCCATGCAGTCTGATATCGCCAGCCTCTTTGGACTCATCGCCAGAGAGCAGCTCAAAAACGATCTGACCATCCGCGAACCAGCTGCCAAGAAGGGAATCTTTGTCGATCCGTTCCTGGATAACGACATGCGCGATGCCGGAGCCCAGCAGAATGCCGCTATCTTTGGAGGCACCATGCGGGCTCCGATTGGCGCAGCCGTGGTTGGTCCGTACCTGTCTGGCCAGGCTCGGCATTTGCCCTTTGTCTTAGAATCGCTGCTTGAACAGACCGCCCGGACCGGGTCCATGAAGGTCAATCCGTACGCGGCCATTTTGCCCATGCCTGCCACGGTGACCCTAAACCCGTCCGTGGATCAGTGGACCCAGGTAGTCACCCAGTGGACGGACGCGATCACCCAGACCATCACCCAGGGCTCGGGCAACATGGCCAGTACTTCCACTGCCACGACCCAGGAACGGGTGGCGTCGGAGTCGCAGAATATCGAGTTCCTGCGCCAGATCGCGGTGCAATTCACAGCCAAGGGCTTTGGCCCAAGCGAAAACGTCTCGGCCCTGCGTTTTGACGGGATCTCCCTTCCTGCGCCCGGCGAGCTTACTGCTAATGCAAGTGGTGTGGTCAGCGGTTCGTTCACCATCCCCGAGAGTATCCCAGCCGGACAGAAGCTCTTTGAGATCGAGGGCTCAGGCGGGTCCTATGGCACGGCCACCTTTGTCGGCCAGGGGCGCATTTTGGTCGAGACCTGGCGCAACCGTGTGACCACATCCATCCAGCGTTGGTGGTGGGACCCCTTGGCCCAGACCTTTGCCCTCGATGCGTCGCGCATGATTGGCGGCATTGATCTGTGGTTCACAGTCAAAGGCGACAAGGACGTCCTGGTTCAGATTCGCGAGACAAGCGTTGGCTTTCCCACCCGCAGAGTTCTGGCCGAGGGCCGCATTGCCGCCACCGGCATCAAGACCGACGGCACTGCCACCCGCATCACCTTTGATGCTCCGGTTTGGCTGGAAGCTGGTACGGAATACGCCATGTGCATTCTCTCTGACGATACGACGCACGAGTTGGCCGTGGCCGAACTTGGCAAATGGGACAGCCACAACCGGCGCTGGGTGACCAGCCAGCCCTACCAGATCGGCGTGCTGCTCTCGTCCTCCAACGCGAGTACCTGGACAGCTCATCAGGACAAGGACTTGGCCTTCCGCCTGCTTGGCTGCCGGTTCACTTCCACCAGCCAAACCATGTCCTTGGCCACGAACGTGAATGTCAGCCTGATGACCGACATCATGGCCATGGGCGTTGTGGAACGGCCTGCATCTGGCTGCGATGTGCGTTTTGTGGCCACCTTGGACGATGGCCGCAAGTTCACCTTTGGCGAGTTCGCGGGCGCAAGCCTACCCGACAGATTCACCGGCACCATGGCCCTGACCACAGAACTGCGCGGCACACTACAGGCATCGCCTGTACTCGCTCCGGACGTACAGTTCATCGTCGGCACCATGGAAAACGAAGCCACTTACATATCACGGGCCGTCACTGCCGCCACGACATTTAGCGTGCAGGTGGTGGCCGAGGTGCTCGTTCCCGGCACCAGCTCTGTGGCGGTGTTTGCCGAACACGATATTGCAGGCAACTTCGTAGCTGTGGATTTTGAGCGCGGCGAGCCTGTGGGAGATGGCTGGGTGGAAATGACCTGGAAGAAGACGGGTTTGTCTGGCGTTGGCATTGATGACACGACACGCTGCAAGCTCGCCATCACCAACACGCCGCAGTATCGCGCACAAGTGCGCAACCTGCGCATGATCGTCACTTGAGGTAAGCCATGATCGATGACCGCACGCCCTATCTGGACCTGCCACTGCCGCATCCAGACAACTTGCTCACAGATGACGTGCTGCGCTTGCGCGAGGCTTTGGTGGCCGTTGATACCGGCTTCGGCCAGCAACGTGCTGAAGTGCAGGCAACAATGGTTCAGACGCGCAGCGAGGTGAACACAGCGCTGGACGCCACGACCACGGCGGTGGGCGATACCCTGGATGAAGTGAGTGCGGATCTCACCGGGCAGCTGCGCCGCCTGCGCCTGAACCAGCTTCTCAACTTAAACCTGTACTAAATCAGGAGACCTTATGGCAGTGACCCTTGCCTTACAAACCCAAATCGCGGCCTTGCAGAGCCGTATCGATGCTGTTGCCGCGAATGCCAGTGCGGAAGATGTCGTGATGCTTGCCAAGGCCATCGAGGCGATTTCGGGACAGGCTACGGTGTTCGATGTGATCGATTATGGCGATGCACAAAAGAACGCACTCACGCAAGCCTTGACCCAGGCACTAGCGGCCCTGGAGGCCCAGCTCGCGACAGCCAGCAGTCAACTTAACAACACCACCCAAGTACAGCTCGCGCAGGTGATCGCTCAGGCGCAAGCCCTCCGAGCCGAGTTCGATGCAGCGCTGGAAGCCTTCGCGGCTTTTGAGGGAGCTAGCCCAACCGCTGCAGGCAGCCTCGGTATGGTGCCTGCGCCGCCAATCAGTCTTGAACGTCAGTTCCTGCGTGACGATGGTCTGTGGGCAGGAACGCCAAACCTACCGGTTGGCGCCTATGCCTTTGTACCTGACCCGTTGCTCGGAGAGAACTGGCTTTTGGCTGATGGCGGCGTGGCCCGGATTGAGGACTTCCCAGTCCTGGCCGATACTCAGCAACAACAGCGCAACACGATTCAAACGGTGCATGGCACTGGGGCGACCGTGGTGACCGCCGACTACACTGGCACCAGTCTCAACCATCTCAACTACGATCCTGAGACCCGTCATGTGCTCACACTGGGCTCTGCAGGCATCGCCTACAGCCTCGATCGGGTCAATTTTACACTTATCCCTAGGACGATGCCCTCAGGCTATGCAAATCCGGTACTTCACAATGGAGTGCTCGCGTTTTTTGGCCAAACGACCTCCGGGAACTACGGCTGGCACATAGGTAACTTGAACGGCACGACCTACACGCCGTTGGGTATTGCGGGACCAGAGACCAATACATCACAGAGTTATCGAAGCTGTGCTGTGGCCGGTGACCAGCTCCTACTGGGTGTCCATCGCAGCAGCGACTCGCGCTCGGAGGTGCACCGCGTCGATACCGTCAGCCAAACCATCCACCGAGTAAGTTTACCGGAGATAGGCGAGGCTGATTACGTTTACCCCCGTAGCCGCTTCTTGCGCGTGGGCAGCACGACCTTCTTTGCGGCCTATCTGGCCAACCCGAACCGCTATAGATTGTTTTACACGGAGGACAACGGTCGCTCCTGGGCTTTGGCCACCGACAAGGCGACTGGCCAGCCATTGGATGTGAGCAGCATTGCTTCAGACAAAATGGACGAGGGCTATCACAACGCCAGACACGGAGAAAATCCGTGTGATGTACTGGGTGGTCGCGCTATTATCTTGCGTAGTAGCGGTGATGGAGGATGGACCTCGGTAGATGGCAAACAGTGGACGGCGTTTTCCTACCTTCCCGCCGAGCACCCGCTGGGCATCACCTATGAGAATGGAGCCTGGTACCTGGGCCATCGCCGGGGCCTGATCAAAACGGAAGATTTTGAGCTTTTCACAGCTGTTGCAACACCACTGTCGGTATTCGCAAGCAGTTCTTACAGCGAGTTCATGGCGGCTTGGGCGACGCCAGGGTGCCTGGTCGTCGCGACCCAGCAACTGTCTTACAGCACAAGTTCCGGCACGATGCGAGTGCGCTACAGCCGCGATGCAGGCATCAGCTGGACTGTCGCTTATGACTACACGTCGTCAGTCAGCAGTGCACAAATCCGATTTAATCGCGATCTGAACTACATCCCTTTCAGTTGCAGTCAAAACTCGACGATGGTTTACCGCTATATCGATACCACCCTGAATCTCGCAGGCCATGGCACGGCCTCGGGTTTTTCCAACAGCAACGGAATCTGGGAAGTGGGGGTGGACGACGCCTTTGTCACGCTGACACACGGTACGAGCGGAATACGGCTCTCCTCCGCCAGAAATTATGACCCCACCACCGAGTTTAGGCTACCCACAGCGCCGACGCTTGGCGGTTTTACCATCAATCATGCGACAGGGCAGACCCTGCGCTATGCCGTAAGGGGGCGCTGATGAAACAGGCTTTTCAAATTCAAGCCGATCAGACACTTGGTAATACAATCACCCTGACAGCAGCAGAAACCGCGCCATTCGATTACACATTTGTGGCACCACCCAAGTGCGCACCAAATATGGTCGTACTGTGGACGGGCGGAAGCTGGCAGATTGTAAGCTCTGAAAGCACCGTGCAGACCCTCATAGCACAAAGTCGGCGCGAAGCAGCCCAGCAACGTGCCCGCGTACTGATCGACGCGGTGGATTTCGAACGTTTCGAGCGTATTGCCCAAGGCAAGCTGCACGTTTTTCCGGATGGGCTGGCGGGGACCGTTCAACTTCGCCATGAACGCGACATTATCAATGTCAACGCAGTGGGTTCTGCTGCCATGATGATGATTTCCGCTGGCGACACAGAAACCAAGATGGAGTTTCGTGACCAAGAGGATGTGACGCACCAAATGACCGCTCATGAGATGCTGGCAATGGCCCAAGATGTCATGGGCTGGATTTCATCTCAATACGCAGCTGCGTGGACGCACAAGGATGCCATTAAGGAATTAGTCGAAGCTGCAGATGGTGAAGGCGTGGCCTCGTATGACATCACTCAGGGCTGGCCGACGTAAACGACCAAACATCAGACCCATCCATTTTAATTCCGCCAATTGGCGGATTTTTTGTTTCTGGAGGAACTATGCCTGATTATTTTTTACATGGTGTCGAGGTCGTTGAAATCGACAACGGCCCTCGGCCCATACGCACTGTCAGATCGTCCGTCATTGGCCTGATCGGCACAGCGTCTGATCTGGACGCGGCCATCAGGCCAGCTGCATTTGCCGACGATGAATCCTGGAACGCAGCCAAGGCCGCATTCCCGCTGAACACGCCTGTGCTGATTGCTGGCAGCCGCCGCGAAGCCGCCAAGCTGGGTGCCACCGGCACCTTGCCGGTGGCCATGGACGGCATCTTTGACCAGATCGGAGCCATGGTGGTTGTGATCCGCGTGGCCGAAGGCGCGGATGCCGACGAGACCACGGCCAACATCATTGGAGGCACGGACGCGTCCACCGGCCAATACGAAGGCGTCCAGGCGTTCCTCGCGGCCAAGAGCATCGCCAAGGTGGTCCCTCGCATCCTCATTGCTCCTGGATTTACGAGCTACAAGCCCGAGGACCCAGACAATCTCGGACAGGGGCTGGCCAACCCGGTGGTGGCTGAGTTGGTCGGCATCGCCGAACGGCTCAAAGCGGTCATCATCGCCGACGGACCAAATACCAATGATGCCGACGCCATCAGTTACCGCGAGGACTGGGGCAGCCCGCGTGTCTTTGTCGTTGACCCGGCGGTCAAGGTGCTGCGCGGGACAAACATCGTCACCGAGCCTGTCAGTCCGCGTGTGGCCGGGCTCATCGCCAAGATCGACAACGATCGCGGCTTCTGGTGGTCGCCGTCCAACCAGGTCATGAACGGCATCCTGGGCACGCACCGGCCCATTGATTTTGCACTGGGTGATCCAAACGCACGGGCGAATCATCTCAATGAGAACGAGGTGACCACGATCATCCAGGAGGACGGCTACCGGCTCTGGGGCAACCGCACCTGTTCCTCCGACTCGCGATGGGCATTCCTGTCCGTGCGCCGTACGGCAGACATGATCAACGAGAGCCTGCTGTGCGCGCACCTCTGGGCCGTGGATCGCAACATCACCAAGACCTATGTCGAGGAAGTCACCGAGGGCGTGAACGCTTACCTGCGTCACCTCAAAGCGCAAGGGGCCATCCTGGGCGGCAAGTGCTGGGCTGACCCGGACCTGAACACACCGCAGTCCATTCAGGACGGGAAAATTTACTTCAGCTTCGATTTCACGCCGCCCTATCCGGCGGAGCATGTGATCTTCCGCTCGCATCTCGTGGATGACTACATCGAGGAGGTATTCAAATGAGCATAAAGATGCCCAAGGTTCTCAAGAATATGAATCTTTTCATCGACGGTCGCGGCTATGCTGGACGCGTCGATGAGATCGAATTGCCCAAGCTGGCGCTCAAGACCGAGGAGCACCGGGCTGGAGGCATGGATGTGCCCGTGGAGATCGACCTGGGCATGGAGAAGCTGGAGGCGACACTGACCTTGTCGGACTATGATCCGGAGCTCTTCAAACTGTATGGGATGGTGACCAACGACTCTGTGGCCATTA